GTTGACAAGATACAAGTGCGTCAGAGATACTATGATCAAGTCACTGAAACATATGAAACCACGCAAGGCAATGCATTTACCATTGAAAGGTTGATGCCGGTTCCGTATCAACTCACTATTAAGCTAGATATTTGGACGTCAAACACCAATCAAAAAATGCAGTTACTAGAACAAATTTTAACACTGTTCAACCCTGCCATGGAAATACAAAGCACAGACAACTACATTGATTGGACTAGTTTGAGCACCTGTGAATTGCAGTCAGTAAGTTGGACTTCTCGCTCAGTACCAATAGGCACTGAGAACCCCATTGACATTGCCACACTGACCTTTGTGTTGCCAATTTGGATATCAGCTCCTGCAAAAATCAAAAAACTTGGCGTCGTGGAGCGGATTATTTACAGCATCTACGATGCACACGGTGATGCCAGCAATGCTGTGCTCAACAACGATCTGCTGTTGGGCACAAGATTAAAAATTACTGCCTATAACTACCAGGTTGCTTTGCTCAACGGACAGTTACAGATTTTAAAACCAGCGGCTGTGATCAGTGATTCAATAACAGATCTAGCACCGTTTGACTCACCATTGCCAGAACAAATAGAATGGCCTTCGGTAGTTGATCTCTATGGCGTGCTTAGACCTGGCATCAGTATTATAACGCTGGACAACCCCTGGGAACCTGACAATCAAATTGTTGGCACAGTGGCACTGAACCCTGCTGACAATAGATTTTTGTTGTATGATATTGATCCGGACACTGTGCCACAGAACACTTTGCAGCCGGTTGATGCTGTGATCAACCCATTGTTGAGCGGACCTGGTGATGGACTAGACTCAAGTATCACTGGCCAACGCTACTTGTTGACCGAACCCACAGGGTCTATTGTCAACAATCAAGGACCAGTCAATACCAATCCCCCGGCCTGGAAAGGCACTGGTGGGCAGCAACTTGTAGCCAATGCCAACGATATCATTGAGTATGATGGCGCACGTTGGCGTGTGGTTTTTGACAGCGTGAATCAAGGCGGCGATGTACAATATGTAACCAACATTGTCACTGGTATTCAATACAAATGGATAATACCGGTGGTAGGAACTGCAGATCCTGGTCAATGGGTCAAGAGCTATGATGGTCTTTATGCGGGGGGATCTTGGAATCTAATGTTATAAGCGCAGTTGGAATATGGTTTTATTCCACCAGCACAAAAAGATATCTCTATCTAATGCGTAACGATTCAAAACACCCCAACACCTGGGGACTGGCTGGTGGCAAATGTGAGTCTGGAGAAACTTTACTGGATACTATTCATCGTGAATGTTGGGAAGAACTGGGACTGAACTTTGTCAATGCTAAATTTTTACCAATAGAAAAATTTACTTCTTCAGATGGTGCATTTTGTTATCATACTTTTTTCTGTCAGGCCAACAAAGAATTTATTCCGGTGCTCAACGATGAACATATTGGGTATGCTTGGATAGATTCTGGTACATGGCCAAAGCCTATGCATCCCGGGCTCTGGAGCACTGTCAATCTTGAATCGGTTCGAGAAAAGGTTGTTGTATGTGAGGCAAACTTAGAGTCTACCAACTACTACGTTGATGACGCCAGTACTACCTGAAAAATCTTCAAGGCTTTTTCCAATCACAGTACCAATTGTGGGAGTTGCACAGGACATTGCCATGCCGTTGCCGGCACTTATAATCATGTCTCCCTTGGCAATATTACCAGTTACTCGCGTAGGCACTTTACCAGTCAGAGCCAAAGGCAAAACAAATGTTCCTTGTTGCCCAGAGTTCATGAGATAACTGGGATTGGTACTGACCACTCCGGCAATTCTTGCGTCACTTGACACTGTGGTAATTGTAATTTCATGTTCACCACCAAAACTCACCACAGTTCCAGGCGCATAGTCAGCGTCTGACACATATAATTCTGCCAAGTCAGCGTACTGTGCTGTGGTTGCTTTGGCAAACACAGTGTTAAAATAGGTACCGGAGCTGCCAATGTTGCCAACTCCATTTGCAGCATTGTTGACAATGGCTGTGACATTGTTGCCAGAGTTGACAAAAAGTTGACCAGCTGTGACTAAATTACCACCTGCAACGTTGGCTGTGGCTGTAATATTGCCAGTGGCAGTGATTAACCCAGCTGTGACTAAATTACCACCTGCAACGTTGGCAGTACTAGTGATGTTACCAGTGGCAGTGATTAACCCAGCTGTGACTAAATTACCACCTGCAATGTTGGCAGTACTAGTGATGTTGCCACTGGCACTTATAAATCCTGTAAGAGATGATATGTTGGCAGTTCCGGTGACATTGCCACTTAAAGTCAGACTGGTAATAGTTTTATTGGTTAAAGTTTGTGTGGAGCTCAACCCAACAGTTGCGACGCCTCCTGGGGTCACACTATCATGAATCCTTAGAACATAAAGAGAAGTGTCAACGGTGAGTTCACCAACGGCACCAGTGAACGCATCGTTCTGTGCTGTTGATCCGCGTCTAAATTGTACTTGTGTAGCCATGTTTTTATCCTATTATTATTTATGAGATTAATATCTGCCCACTAATATCCAAATTTCCCCTTGATCTCCATCAAAGTTTTCCAGAGCTTTACCAAACACACAACCTGGACGGTGTAATGCAAAATCGCAGGCCTGCGCATGACCTGAGATTGTCCCAGTTACCAAGAGATCACCTTTTACAATTTGACCTTGAACAAAACATCTCACCTTGCCAGTGAGTGCAAGAGGTTGCCCAAGTTCAACAGAGTTCATTAGATAAGCAGGATTTTTAGAAATTACGCCAACCACTGCAGTTGAATACTCCGCAACGCTTTGAGTAATTTCCTCAGTCCCGCCAATTATCATAACAGTACCTGCAGAATATTGTTGATCGGTGCTGTAAACTTCTGCTAAGTCAGCGTACTGTGCTGTGGTTGCTTTGGCAAACACAGTGTTAAAATAGGTGGTGGAACTTCCAATGTTACCAACACCGTTGGCAGCACTGTTGACAATGGCAGTGACGTTGCTACCAGAATTAACAAAAAGTTGCCCAGCCGTTACAATGTTACCACCTGTTATGTTGCCTGTCACTGACACAGTGGTACCAGTATGAGTTGTGGCATTGACATTGGCGCCACCTAAAATATTACCACCTGTTATATTGCCTGTTGCACTGATTAATCCTGTAGTGGTGATATTTCCGCCTGCAACATTGGCAGTAGCGGTGATGTTGCCTGTGGCAGTAATCAATCCTGCAGTGGTAACATTACCACCTGTGACATTACCACCTGCCGAAACTAACGCAGTGGCAATGACATTTCCTCCTGCAACATTGGCAGTAGCGGTGATGTTGCCTGTGGCAGTTATTAATCCACCTGTGGTGATGTTACCACCTGTTACGTTGCCCGAAGCACTGACATATCCGCCAACATTGGCTCCTGTGCCCGACCAGATTAAATTAGCTGTTCCACCAAACGAAGTCATCCCAACATTGTATTGAATTGCATCAACTGGGCCACCAGGCAGAGAACTTGTTAAAACACCAAGGTCATAAGCACTTGTCACTGGATCATTGACCAGCCCATTGTCATAGTCAGGTGGGGTTGCTCCATCAATAACTAGACCACAATCTCCACCTGCACCCCAGAGTGTGCCGTCATTGGTGCTGCCATTTACCCCTATAGTGTAGGTGCTGGTTGTGGCATTGCCTACCATGATGATACCATTTGCTGCAACTACATTCATTATTCCTGATGTTGTGTTAGCAGTAAGAACAGAGTTACCAACACTTGCACCAGTTACGTTGCCAACTAAACTCAATGTTTTAAAAGCAGCACCATCAACTACAATTCCTGACAGTTGACTTCCGTTGCCAAAGTAATAGGATCCTGTGACGTTACCAACTGCAGTGATTATTCCGCCTGTGATCAAGTTGCCACTAGTTACGTTGCCACTAGCACTGACAACTGTTGCTTCTAGATTTCCTACTAAAAAAGTGCCATAGTTGTTGACAGTGATAACTTCAGAAGTATTGGTGACATCAACGGCTGCAATAATTTTACCAGATGCATTTTTGTATCCCACAAATGCTGATTTTTCAGTGTCTGAGTAGTACCACAGTTGTTCACCGCGATCTTTGGCATCATTGGTGGTGAGTGGAGTATTGTTGGGACCACGGCCCAGCCCAATAACGGGATCTTGTATATTGAGATTGGTTACATTGACATTGGCAGTTGTGCCTGACACCGTCAAATTACCAGCAACAGTGGCATCACCATTGACTGTTAATGCATTACCAACTACACCGTTAGTGGCTACAATGTTGCCACCTGCTACATTGGCAGTACTGGTGACATTACCTGTGGCAGTTATTAATCCACCTGTAGTGATGTTGCCACCTGCGATATTGGCAGTGGCTGTGATGTTTCCTGTGGCAGTAACTAATCCACCTGTGATTACATTACCGCCAGTTACATTTCCTGTGGCTGATGCGGTACCAGCAGTGACTAAGTTACCACCAGTTATTGTTCCAGATGCAGAAGTAACACCAGTTACAAAAAATCCAGTAGTGGCAACAGTAAACACGTTGGCGGTGCCACCAACATTGGCTTGAATATTGCCGCCTGAACTGTCAATACGTATGTTGGTAGTACCATTATTGATGTTGGCCACACTGGTGATAACACCAGTTAAGCAAGCACCATTGCCAAGAAAATAATTGCCTGTTACATTACCAGTGGCAGATATTAATCCGCCTGTGATAAAATT